ATATTCCAGCTGGATTTACTCTTAATTTTCGATGTTGATATCCAGAACCAGAATTTAAAACTTTGACATCTAATAAGGTGTTTACAGACTCAGTTCTAAATTTATGAATACCTGCAGATTGTGTATCAGTTGCTATACCGATTGTATTGATACCTGCTATACCAGATAAAGCATCACTTTCTGTGTTAAAAATTCTTATTGTTCTAGGATTAACTACTCTAACAAAATAAGGGTCTCCATCAGATAATGTACCATTTATTTTATTAGTAACCTCATATGCAGTACCTATTCCTAATGAAGGATTTCCTTCATTTCTATAAAATAATTTTTGACCATTTGCTAAATTATGATTATCATCAAAAGTTATTGTTTCATCATCTATATCTAAACTACCACCAAAAAATAAATTTCTACTATCAAAAAATAAATCTCTAAATCTTGCACCTAAAATAGGTTTAAGCAAACAACCAGATCCATTACCACCTGTCAATGATATATTGGTAACTGACTCAATATCAAAGTCTTGAGGATCGACAAATATTTTTTTAACACTCCCCTCTATGATTGGTTCAACTAAAGCAGTTGTTCCAACACCTGTTTCTACCTGAATAACAGGAGGATTTACAACATCATAACCTGATCCACCATTTTGTAAATTAACTTGATCGATTGGTCCATAATAAATTATATCTTCTGAATATGGAGATTGTATTTGTACACCATCAATTAATATACCAATATCATTAAATGGTCTCTCTTGTTTAGATGCTACAAATAAATTCTGTGATAATGGTATCTTACGTAATATTTTATTTGCACTTAATTTTCTATTTGAGTGTTTTTGTAATATAAAATTATGATTAGTTGTATTTGATAACCCTACTTCTAACTGCACTGTGCTTGCAGTTCCAATTTGACTTCTTGAATTATAAAATGCAAGACTTGTGACTTTTTGACCAGCAGGAACTGGTTGAGGATCAACAAAATAAACTCTACCCGAGTCTAATCCAACAATAGGATCTCCATCAGGTAAATAAACAACCGCATCACCCTGAATAAAATTAATATCTCTTGGTTGATTATTACTGTCTTTTGCAGTAACCGAAAAATTAATAAAATTAAATCGATTTCCTGAAGATCCCTCTAAAACAGTTGTACCAACACCCAAGAAAGACTCTTTAATTATATTAGTGCTGATATCATAATCAGGTAATGAATTAGAAGCAACATAACCATCTGTATCACCATCTGTATAAACGTTTAGTACGTTTGCTATGATTTTATCATCTCCCTCATCTAATTCTATACCACTACTACTTGCCTTCTCTATTACACGACGAATATCATACTCTTGACCACTTATTAAACCTTGTTTTCCAGTAATAGTCGATAATCCAGTTATATTAATTGAATTATCATTATTAACATCTTTAACTGTAAAGGTCGCTTGAACTTCCTGACTATTTCTTCTTAGAAGTTCAAATAAATCATCTTTTTTAATAGATGATTTATCAATTTTAGTTTTCAAAATGAATGGATCTGCGTCATTTTCAATCTTAAATCTTGAACTAGTATTGTATTTCCAAGAATTAGCAAATATTTGTTTATAGGTAAAACCATTATTAAATATTTTTTCACCAACATTCTTAGAAAATATATTCTCACCCTCTGATACTAATTTAATATCAGACACTTCAACTAACTCGGATAATACTCCAGTGACTCTTAAATCAACTCTTTTCGATAAATCTCCATTTTCATAACCAAAAATAGTTTCATTTGCTCTTATATTATCTGCTTTTTTTATTTCTTGATTAATACCAGTGCATCCAAAAAATTGATTAACAGATTTAGAAGTATAATTTATTGTATTTGATCCACTAATAATAGTTCCTGTAGTACCAAAACCTACTGTTGAGTCAACAGATATAACTGAGGAATTTACAGATGAGGCATCTAATGCTTTTGTTCTGCCTGGAATAGTAAATACACCTTGTATTAAATCCCTATCACTAAATCCTACAAATAAGGACATTTTGAAGAAAGTTTTTCCATCTCTTGTAAATATTTCAACTTCAGAGACAGATGCATTTGTATTAAGATCGTCAGATTTAAAGATTGTTTGACCAATTAAATTTTGTGGTAAACCACCAGGAGTTACGACATCTGCAACTATAACTTCTCTTCTTATAAATTCTGAACTTGATGGTTTAATTAAATTATTTTCTAAGTCTAATATTTTTGCTTCAACACCATATAATACTTTAAATAATATTCTTATCGACTCTTCAACACCTTTTGATTGGTAAAATGATCTTGCAAATTTAATAAAATTACCAACATCAAGTGTTTCTGTAAAATCATTTTTTTCTAAACCAGGCAAAAATGTTTTTTTGAGTTTTTTAAAAAATTCTTGTATGAATAATACAGATAAATTTGTAACTGATGAATTATTATCGTGACTAGCCGCTGATGTTTCTTCAAATTTTAATTTTTCTTTATTAACCTCTAGTAATGATGAAGACACACCAACATTATAACCTGTGATACCACTAAATCCACGAATACAACCAGTGAATGAATTTTCTGTTATTCCAGTATATGAAATTATTTCATCATCAATTTTTAATAGTCCATATTCTTTAGGAAAACCCTTAGTGCTAGAAACATTAATGGTTTTATCGGTAACATCAACTGATGAAGTAATTGTAGTAACACCAACTACAACTTCAGGAACAAGATTATCAACTTTAAGATATTGATCAAAATTATTAATTAAATCACCAGAACCTCCTTGAAATTCTTGTGAGATATAATATTGTTTGAAAAATTCTGAAACATTTGGAAAATCAGAGAGAACAAACTCAGGTAACTGATTTTCAATAATCGTGTTGACTTTTATTCTTTTGTCAATTTGTGACATAAATTATTTCCTCTCTAAAACTCCGTTTGAGTAACTTGAGGTGAAGTAATCTCTCGTGAATACAACTCCAGAAACATCTTCTCCTGATGCAATAACGTCCTTCTTCATATTTATGCTACTACTAGCAACGTTAAAACTAACGAATAAATCTTTTAGTCCAACAACATCATTTGACTCTGGGAATGCTTGAATTTCGATTAGATTATTTGCAGCAACTGTTGATGTAAAATTAATCGTATTTAAAATTACTTCTCCTTTAAGATAATCAACACCTCCAGCTTCTTTTACGAGAACAACTTGTTCACCTTTCTCATTTTTCGATACAACACTAATTGTTCCCTTCATACTACCATCTAAATCTCCTGATGCATTTTTATTCGGAATATCAGTAAGATAAGCAACTCTCTGTGATCCACTAATCGTAAATCCAGAACTCTTAATGTTAAAACCTGCAGGGTTTATATAAAAACGATTACCAAAACATAATTCATACTGAGCAAATTGATTTAATAGAGCTTTAAGATCTCTCCTGATAATAACCTTTGTAATATTAGAAGTTATTGCATCATCTACACGATCAATCAATTGATTTATTTTACTATACTTAAATCTTCCACCAAATTTGTTAATTTCAACATTTTTTGCATATAAATTTAATGCTCCAATAATATCAGATCGTAAATTTACTTCTGATGCCACGGATGCGGGGTTGTAATATACATTACTATCAATTTCAACAAATAATATTTTCAAATCAACGATTTCAGAGTTTATACCAGCGACTGCAAATTTTTTCAATTTGTTTTTAATTTGTACTTTATCAAAATCTGATACAAAAGTACCATTTTTTGGTTTTATGCTAATTTGAACTTTTCCAAATTGAGGTGGATCTAATTCTTCTCCTCCAATGACTGCAACAGATTCAGTTTGGGGGAAAATTGTAGCGATTATTGCTTCATAGTCTCTCGGTGTAACTGCTCTGTATTGTGCTGAGTAAAGTCTTGGTGCAAAATACTTAATAGAGGATACATCTTCTTGTTCTGACCCATTAGAGGCATTTCTAGTGGTAGTAATACTTACATTATCAGATGGACTTAGTGTATTTCCATTTTGATCATTAAATGTTCCTTGAAAACTAAATTCAGAAGGACCATTACCAGATTCACCATCGGTCACAATATAGGTTGCAGTGATAATTTGCTTATTTTCCAACTTTTTACCAAAAAAACCATCTCCAAACAATATTTCGTATTTTTCGTCTTGAACTTCCTGTATCAAATATATTTCCGATGTTTTATTCAGGTTTAATATGTTATCAACCTGTGAAAATTTTCTTCCTATAGTTGTATCAGTGTTATTAGCAACATAAACTCTTAATGTGGATGTATCAATATTTGGACTATCAAGAATATACCTTAAATCAGTTGATGCATCGACCTCATATTGTCTTGTTAAGTAAGTTCCTTCATATATGACGATATCATTATCAAATTGTGCAAATGCTTTGCTCACACCATCTACTACTTTATTAACAATACGATTTGATGTTATGTTATCGGGAATAGAAAATCGAAAAGTAGTATTTTGAGCAGATCCAATACATATAAGACCAGAGCGTAGCACAAGACTTGTGACTGAGTTTGCACTTGTCTCACCTAAATCTATATCATCTAATTTAATCGTTGCTGTTGCAGCGGTTTTTGAACGTGGTACATATCCTATGTTCCTTGCAAGTGAAACAACATTCTCTCGAATAATTGCTGAGTCTAAAAATGACTCATTTGCAACTAGATTTGCATTAAATGCGTTAATATATGTGTTATAAGCAAGTGTATCAATTAGAACGGAGAAATTTGAACCTTCAAAGTCAAAATCTGAAAAATTTGAATTTGATCTAAGAAAATCTTTTATTTGTGCTTTGATATCATCAAAGTCTAAATTAGTAAACTGTGTAAAAGGCATATTATCTCGTTGGTTCTAATATGAATGTAAATGTCTGAAAAGGTATATCTAATCCAATGATGGTAAAAGCAACAGAAATATCTAAAGCATTGTCATCAGGTCTACCTTCTACCTGAACTTGAAGTTCACCAATTCTTGGTTCAAAGTTTCTGATTGTTTCTTTGACCTGATCCTCAATAATAGTCACTGTTGTACGAGAAAAGTTCTCAAATAAAGAATTTCTTATGTCTGTGCCAAGATCTGGGTTAAAAAATCGTTCAGTTGGAATTGTTTCGACTAAATTTCTCACTGATCTGGAGATTGCACGTTCATTTGTAAGGACAGGAAGGTCTTTCGTCACTGGATGTGGTAAAAAAGACAAACTAATATCCTTGAATCCTCTTGATTTACGTTGAACCGCCATTAAATGATACTTTTAGATTTATTTATAGCCTATCTACTCAATTCATCCATCACAATATTATCAGATTCAAAGTAGTCTAGTATATGTTGAGCAACTTTCTTTGGATTTGCGTTCCCACAAGTAAAAATATCCATCGCTACGCAGTTTTTGTCAGGCCAAGTATGACAAGAAGCATGACTTTCCCCTAGTGTAAGCACACAAGACACTCCATGTGGTTTAAATTGGTGCACAAATGTATTCAATAACTTTAATTTTTCCGTTTGCACTGCTTTAACCATCACATTTGCAATTTTTAGAGGGTCATTTAACTTATCAAAGGATACATTGTAGACTTGGATGAGTAAATGTTTACCCATATGAGCGTTTTTCATTCTAATTCTGGTTCAATGTGAATTTCAACGACTTTAATATCATCTTCTAAGACCTCTTTTAAATAATTTTGATCCCAATAGTTGTAATAATTGGTTTTTGCCAGTTTTTTTCTTGCTTCAGTCAGTTCTTTACGTGGTTGACATAGAACAAGATTGAAAAATCCATTACTTGTTTGGATTCCTTGTATGTATGTCTTCGTTTTTCCATGATCTGCGATGAATTTATAGTCGGGATAGTTCCGATTGTAGTCATCTACAGCATCATAGAGAAATTGAGCACTCATATTGTCTTCAACTACGTAAATTATAACATCATAATCGGGATTTGGTACAATTTGAGACAATTTTTCTTCAACAATCTTGTAATTCGCCTTTGATGCATAAGGACAAATCGCAAAATTACCTAATTCTGGTCGAATTTTAGATAATTGACCAATCCAATGTAATATATACCTACTTTTCCTTTCGTTCATCGGGTGTTGTCCAG